ATGCCTACATACACACTTACAAACACCGAAAATGGTGACACATATAATACATTTTGTTCTTGGAACGAATTAGAAACTTTTCTAGAAGAACACCCAGCATTTAAGAAGGTGATGTCTGCACCAGCTATTATTGGTGGGATTGAAGGAAAGACACATAGAGTAGATGATGGATTTAAGGAGAATATGCAACGTATTGCAGAAGGTCATCCTAACTCACCTATGGCAGAAAAGTATGGTACAAATAGAACAAATAAAGACCTCAAGACCTTTAATACAGTCAAAAAACGTACAAGTATAGGTAAAGCTCATAATTTAGATTCAATAAGTAAGGAATATCGTCAAGGTCAACTGGTTCAATAATTATAAATAAAGACGTAAGGATTGCAATTTAATCTGATTAAAGCGTTCTTACAGGAGTGAAGGGAATTATGGCAATTATTAGTGTAAGACCATAACAGAACCCCTTCACTCCACCTACACCAAACAAGGATACATAATGTCAAAAAAACAAGATATCACTCACAATCAACTTACCAAGATTAAACCTGTTACCGATAGTCAAAAACAAGTATTTGATACATGGAAAGAGGGAAAGAACCAATTTCTTTTTGGTTGTGCTGGTACTGGTAAAACATTTATTTCAGTATATCTTGCTCTACAAGATGTCCTTAAAAACGATACACCATTTGATAAAGTTGTGGTAGTTCGTTCACTTATACCGACAAGAGAGATTGGTTTCTTGCCAGGCGATGAAGAAGATAAGGCGGCCTTATATCAAGTGCCGTATTCAAACATGATGCAATTCATGTTTGAACAACCTAACGAACAAGCGTTCAGTATGTTATATGATCGCTTGAAAGCACAAGGAAGTTTTTACTTCCTATCTACATCATTTCTTAGAGGTTTGACCTTTGACAATAGTATCATCATAGTCGATGAGTGTCAAAATTTAAACTTCCATGAACTTGATACTATTATAACTAGGGTTGGTCAGGATTCAAAAATAGTTTTCTGTGGAGATTTTGGTCAATCTGATTTGACAAGAACAAACGAAAGAAATGGATTAATGAATTTCTTACAGATTCTACAAGAAATGAAAGAATTTAATTGTGTAGAATTTGACATCGGAGATATAGTTCGCTCAGGATTTGTGCGTAACTATCTCATACAAAAAACAAAACTAGGAATGGGGATAGAATAATGCAAGATAACTATGAACACTGTTTAGAAATGATACTACATCACGAGGGTGGATATGTAAATCATCCTAAAGATCCAGGCGGCGAGACTAATCTCGGCGTAACGAAAAGGGTATATGAAGAATGGGGTGGAGATAAAGACATGACAGACTTGTTAGTCGAAGATGTTGCTCCTATCTATCAAAAGAACTATTGGGATCGTTGTAAATGTGATGATTTACCAAGTGGGCTAGACCTATGTGTATTTGACTTTGCTGTAAATGCAGGCCCAAGTCGTAGTGCAAAGTATCTACAAAAATTGATTGGTACTACTGTTGACGGTGGCATCGGCCCTAACACTTTAAAGGCCGTTCACAATTACGTTGAAGAAGTAGGACTAGAATCAGCAATCGAAGGATATCAATCATCAAGGCAAGAGTATTATGAAAGTCTTGGTACATTTGATACGTTTGGTAGAGGTTGGACTCGTAGAGTAGAAGAAACTACTTCATCTGCATTGGAAATGGCATAAAAATAATATGAAAAAATTTAATCATGTCCCTGTAGAATTACAGGATATTACGGCGACAAATAAAGACGGAATACGTTTATACAAAACACCAGATGGAAATATGTATCCATCTATTACAACAGTTCTTTCTGTTAGAAACAAACAAGGATTGTTTGAATGGAGAAAACGTGTTGGTGATGAAGTAGCAAATTATATTGCGAGGACAGCAGCTGCTAGAGGCACTGCTGTCCATCATATGTGTGAAGATTACTTAAACAATGAGGATATGGAAAAACACAAAGAAAAGTTTTTACCACACGCATTGTTTACTCAGTTGAGGGATAAGTTGTTAACTCGTATAGATAACATTCATTCTCAAGAAGCTGGTCTTTATAGTGACAAGTATAAAGTAGCAGGAAGAGTCGATTGTATTGCTGAGTTTGATGGTGTATTGTCTATCATTGACTTTAAGACATCAACAAAAGAACGACAAGATAGTTACAACGAATCTTACTACATTCAGGCATCTGCTTATGCAGAAATGTTTGAAGAACGAACTGGTATTGAGATCAATCAGATTTGCATATTGGTTGTAACCGCAGATGGTGTATGTCAGGAATTTGTTAAAGATAAAAAAGACTATTTACCTTTATTGACTGAAGCTATTGCAGAATGGAAACAGAAAAATGAAAAAGTTAATGTTGTCAATAACGACATTGTTGGGGTGCCTGTCTAGTGTGTCAGCTGAACCGTATTGGTTGCAGAAACCTGTACAATGTGCTGAACCACAAGAGGTAGTAACTCACCAAGCTAAAATATATCGGGAAATACCTTTTCTTATGTTATATGGAAAAAGTTTGACCACAACAGGTACATTCAAAGATGTATCATATATTTTAAGTGTCAATATGGAAACAAAAACTTGGACAATGATAGAATTTGCATCTGAATTAAAACAAGCTTGTATTGTAGCAACTGGCAATGATTTTAAACCAGCACCTCAAGAAAAAAAGATAGATATTAAATTTAAGCCTTGACATTAGAACGAATGTATGATATAAATAGAGTATAGTTTGTTAATACAATTCGACAATTGGACAGGACTTGGGGGCAGTACCCAACGCCTCCACCATAATTACTTGGAGAAATATATGTTTAACTTTATCAAAATTTGGATTAAAAACTGGATTGAACAAAAAGAAAAAGATAGAGTAAAATATCTAGGCAAGTAATTATGATGGGGGCGAACTAGGATCGACTGACAAGTATAGAGGCGAGTAGAACTATCGGGTGACTGCGTAATTGGTCAAACACTACAAACGCAAACGATAACTTTGCACCTACAGGTTATGCCCTAGCGGCCTAATGCTGATGCGTCCGATGGGAACGTGGAAACAGAATCCCATCACTTTCTTTTAACTTATATAGGATATAAATTATGAATAGTAATGATACTAATCTAAATAGCGAAACGGTACAAACTGCTAAGAAGTTCTCTTTAAACATAGAACATATAGCAAGAGATAAAGAAATTTCACACATGGACGCTGTGTTAGATTATTGCTTTGTTAATAATATAGAGCCAGATACAGTTGGAAGACTTATCACTAAGTCACTCAAAGAGAAGATTGAGGCCAATGCAAGAGAACTAAATTATCTTGAAAGACAAGCACAATTGCCAATTTAGTTCTTGACATTGCCTCAAGAATCGTGTACAATATAAAACAATAAACTATATAAGGAGTAAAAAGTTTATGTCTACTGAAAAAGAAAAAAATGCAACGTGGGATGCTTTAGAATCTTTGACGTTCAAGAATCGTATCAAAGAACTTGAATACGATTGTGCAGAGTTAACTAAGCACAATGAGGAGCTTAGGGAAAGATGTAAGAAACTTGCATCTAGGACACCAGAGTGGCCTAAGGGGTATCGTCCTACTCGTAGAGCGCCAGATCAAAAGAAGAGGTTTAATGAACGTACAACTCATTGATCACATGGGCAGCGATTTATCTGTAGTAAACGCTGCCCGAGTATCCTTTGATAAAGAAAGTTCGTTTTCTGGTAAAATTGATCACAACACGGGCAAAAGTACAATAAGGGATAAAGATAAAAAACTTATATCCTATTTAGCTAAACATGACCATTGGAGTCCCTTTGGTCATGCTTCAATGCAATTTAGAATCAAAGCTCCAATATTTGTTGCACGACAACTTGTCAAGCATCAAGTGGGATTAGTCTGGAACGAAGTCAGCAGACGTTATGTTGACAATGAGCCAGAGTTTTATATTCCAAAAAACTGGAGACTCAAAGCAGAAGATAAGAAACAAGGATCTTCTGACGAATACATTGAATACAATATCAGTAGTACAATGGAGTATGTAAAAGAAACATACAACAATCTACTGAAAGCAAATGTTGCACCAGAGATGGCTCGTATGGTATTACCACAGAACTTATATACTGAATGGTATTGGAGTGGTACATTGATGGCTTTTGCTCGTGTGTGCAATCTAAGATGTAAATCAGATACACAATGGGAAACACAATTGATTGCAGAGATGATTAATTTAAAAGCAAAAGAATTGTTTCCTGTTTCTTGGGAAGCACTAAGAGTTGAATAAACATATAGTATATGGTAATGGAGAGTCAAGGCCCAGACAACCGATAGAAGGTAACAATTTTATCACATGGGGATGTAATGCAATTTATCGTGATTTTGCCCTTGACAATCTTGTCTCAATAGACTATCCTATGCAACAAGAGATATATGAATCAGACTATCCACTCACACATAAGTGTTGGTTTGCTGATTGGGAAGTCTTACCATCATTTTTTGAACCAGAGTCATTAATGATGAACTGGAACGACCCTATATACCAAACACCAAAACGAGGCAGAAGTTCTTGTGTGGTGCAAGGTAAAACGAAAGAAACAGTTGAAGCAAATATAAAAGAAGCAATACAACAAAATCCAGATTTAGATGTGAAAGACCTGAGAAGGAAAGCTGAAAAGGATGTTGGACTATATATCACATGGGTTGATGAATACAATGATAAAGTAATCAATATTGATTATCCCAAAGATTGGTCTGCTGGAAATACAGCACTATACCTTGCTTGCAAGGCTGGTGCAAAAGAGATATATATGTTAGGGTTTGACGGAAACGATTATAACAAACCCATAAATAATGTATATAAGGGCAGTAGTAATTATCTGCCCGAAAATAACAGGGGGTTCAACCCTGTCAACTGGAACAACCAGTTTAGAATGTTACAAAGGGATTTTCCTGATGTGCAGTTCTATCGGGTTGGTACAGATTTAACATACGATGAACTATACAAGAACATACGTTAACATAAGGAGACTTAAATGTCAATAGATACGTTAAAAAGAACTAATTCACTTGATAAACTATTAGGTGCAGTCAAGGAAGAAAACGCCCCACAAGATAAAAAATCTTATAAAGATGAACGTCTTTGGAAACCAGAACTTGATAAGTCTGGTAATGGCTTTGCAGTCATTCGATTTCTTCCAGCAGTTGAGGGAGAAGATATGCCTTGGGCAAAGGTTTGGAATCATGCGTTCCAAGGCCCTACTGGTCAATGGTATATTGAAAACTCTCTTACTACAATTGGACAGAAAGACCCTGTGTCTGAGATGAACTCTTCATATTGGAATACTGGTCTAGAGTCTGACAAAGAGATTGCTCGTAAACAGAAAAGAAAATTACAATACTTCTCAAATATCTATGTGGTGAGCGACAGCAAACACCCTGAGAATGAAGGTAAAGTATTCTTGTTTCGTTTCGGGAAAAAAATCTTTGATAAATTGATGGCTGCAATGCAACCAGAATTTGAGGATGAATCACCTATCAACCCATTTGATTTTTGGGAAGGTGCAAACTTCAAACTGAAAATTCGTAAGGTTGATGGTTATTGGAACTATGATAAGTCAGAGTTTGATTCACCAACTGCTCTATTTGATAATGATGGACAAATTGAAGAAGTTTGGAAGAAAGCATATCCTCTCGCAGAGAAGACTGATGCTTCAAACTTCAAGTCTTATGAAGAATTGAAACAACGACTTGATACAGTTCTTTCTGGTACTATTTCAGTAGGTAATGTTACAAATAGTATGACAGAAGATCGGCCTATTGCAAGCCCAGTAGTTGATACTACTCCTGTAGAAGCACCTATTGTTGCTGCAGAAGAAGATGATACTATGTCATATTTTGAAAAACTTGCGAATAATGGATAAGTTCTTATAAACAAAAAAAGAAAGGGGGGAGTATTTTACTCCCCCTTTTTACATTGAAGCATTACTGAATATTGCATCGGGATGACCCATTGCTGTAATTGTTGTACCGCTGTTATTTGTTGTACTACTATTACCACCATAATTATTAATAATAGTAGTGCTACCACCATATGGGTTTTTCCCTGTTCCACCACTAAAACCTTTAGCATTATTGCCTTGTCCAGTAAAGGCCGCACTACCACCAGAACTCGCACTGCCATTAAGTGACATAGGACTATTATTTCCCGTAGCTAAACCTACCATACCACCGACACTATCATTATTTGTTTCAAGTACAGGCGCAGATGCAGCGCCTCCGCTTATCATTCCTATACCACCATTTATCAAATCATCAACCCAATTGAAAGGTTTGCCAAATGCATCAATTGGATCTATTCCTACTATATACTGTCCTATAGCTCTACCAAAATAATCGCCTGCAAATCCTCCAGCAATTGAACCAGCAAAACCTGTTACCAGTGCTAATGGCCCACCTGCTAAACCTACCATACCACCAAGGGCTCCACCAAGAGCAGCTCCACCAACTGCACCAAACAGACCACCAATA